TACTTCTTCTTCAAAAGCTCTGTCTGAGTTTTCCATTTCAAACAATGGTGTTAATTCATCAACAACTTCTCCGTATTCCATGCCGAATATAGCATTAAGACCGGGAACAAGTTGTTTCGCAATACTAGCTCTATTAATAGCAGCCATGTTCTTTCTCCCTTTCTATTATGCTACGGCACCTTGTCTAAGTGCGTGATGGATTAACTCTACTTCCAAGTATGGATACGCAGAGCTGGCAGAATTGCCCGGTCTAGCATCATAAGCAATAGGACGGAATAATGCAGTTGTACCTGTAATTCTAGATGAAGCATCTAGTGATCCGTTACTTTGACCTGTGATAGTAGAACCTGTGCCAATGTTGGCTTCGAAATTAAAAGTCATAATATCTCCAGCTGTTACAGCACCATCTGCCTGTACAATAAATGTAGCAAATGGATCATCACATACATAGCCTATAGCTTGTGTACCTGATAACACACTTGTTGCGGCTGGCCAATATGATGACCATGTTGGTGTTCCATTAAGTGCTGTATATTGACAGCCTTGGAATACACCGATAGGTTTAGCAGCTGAATTATTTCCAGCAGCAAGAATCGCTAGATTACCTGCTGAAACTTCTACAAGAGTTCCTGTAAACATTGCTGTGGCATAACCATCAGCTATGTTGTACATGTTTGTTCCTGTAGAGTTACTTGCACTTCCCCATCTTCGAGACGGAACTAATCCGTTTGGTGATGCAGTATCTGACATCGTTATCTCCCTCGTGTGGTTAGTTAGTTACAAAAAATTACAGTATTAAGACGAGAACTTTGGTTGCCTTCCTACTGTAGTCTTACTCTTGCTATTATTTTGAATAGGCATTCGAGAGTCGTTGTTTGACATCAATTGCTGATTTACAGCATCCATCATACTATCCGATTTCTCTTGATAATACTTATTTCTGGCATCTGCTTGTCCTTTGGCTATCTTGGCAAGGGCGACATCCCCTCGAACAACGCAGTTTTCATAGCGACCTTTGTCCACCACGATAGACGTTGGTAACATTTCTGGAACTTCCTTGGGATCTACAAACTCGTAACCTTGTTGTGTTTTCCTTCCCACATTCTTATAGTCATCATCTCCTTTTAAAGATATTCGTATCCAACGTAGTACCAATCCTTGGCTTAAAAAGCGATCATAAACTGAATCTGGTATATCTAACAGATTAGGTTCTTCATATGTATATTCTCTAGTTTGTTCTTCTCTTGTTTCCATATTACGTGATTGTTTCATTTTTTGCACCCTTCTATCCACGATCTATATTAGTATATTCACCTGAAGATTCTGCTTTCCTCTTCTCGGCTGCATACTTCTCAAGAGGTATATTCCACTTCTTAGCTAAGGCTACGTCATCTTGTGTTAACTTAACCTTGTTGCTTTTAGAAGTAGGAGGAGTTCGTGAGCTTCCTGCTACTACCTGTTGAGGAGCCTTCTTCGGTTGGCTCTCCCCGAATTTATGAGGGAAATTAACTTTCATTCGATTGTCAACTTCTTCATAAAACTCTGATGAACTAGGATCATATCCTTCTTGCTTCAGTTGAGCATCTATTGCTAATGCTGAAGCTGTCATGACTTGATCTTGTCCAAACCAATTGTTCTCTGGTTTACGACTCCACTCTACAGCCACAGGATCAAACTCTTGTTGTGGTTGCTGAGGCTGAGGATTAGCTTGAGCTTGCATTCCTTCAGCAGGTGGAGTTTCTTCTATTTCTTTTTTTACTTTCTCCAGATTACTTTTATCTTGGTTTATATTATTTAATTCTACCTGTGCTTTAGATATTGCTTCCTGAGAAGCTAACATCTTTTCTTTATTGCCACTATCATAGGCATCTAGATAACTTTGTTTTGCCATCTCTAAATGCTGTTGAAGTAATTTCTCACTACTGGTATTAGCATTTTCTCTAAGATTTAAAGAACCTTTAGTTAGTTCTGCTTGTTGTTTTTCTAAAGCTTCTATACGTGCTTGAGCTTTTATTAAAGCCTCTTCACGTTCTTTTCTTTGCTTAACCAGATGTTGTATTCTTTTAGAAGCACCATCAGTTTCAATACCTTTTAATTCTGGTATAGTTTCTTTTGGTTTCGGAGCTTCCTCTTTTACCTCTTCTTTTTCTTCAACAACTGCTTCTACTTTTTCAATAGGTTCTTCATTCTCTACTTCAAAAGCAACTTCTTCTTTCTTCTCGGAGGATTTAGAAGTATCTATTTCACTCCACTCTTGTTCTTCTGCCATTTTATTCTCCATAGTTTGCGAACACTAAGATTACGCATATTTATTTTATACCATACAATACAGAGTTAAGCAACTAAGTTAATGCTTGTATCTAATAGTGCTGGATCTTTAATTGTCATTAATACTTGATCATCATATATTAATAACATCTTCACACCTTGGTAAACAAACTTAGTACCAGTTAGTTTACCATAGCATACATAGTCTCCTTCTTTACACCAATGTCCAGTAGGAAACTTTGATTCGTCTTTATAAGCTAGATCTCCTATCTTGATAACTCTACCAACAGTAGTAAGATATGCTAGATCATCTTGTAATTTATCAGGAATAATAATTCCACCTTTAGATTTTTTCTTAGCACTTACTGGTCTAATTAATAAATGAAAACCGGGAACATGAGGAAGGTCTTTTGGATCTTCTATGTCTTCTTCACTTATCCATTCATCATTAGTTTTTGCATTACCTAAATGAGGATTCATCATTAAATTTGTTCTCCTTGTTCTTGTTGCCAACGTAAATCATTTTGATGAGGTATTAATAAATCAGGATTTACATTGGGAGTAATTTTCCAATCATTGTCTGTATCTGGTCTACGTTGTGTAGTATCACAACCAGCATATGTAATTTTTACATCTTCAGGATTATCTTTTTCAAAATCAATAATAGCATCATAGTATGGACCTACTTGATTTTGAAAAGTATGTATTAACATTTGTTGACAATGTTCTGCACTTATATTTTTTTTATAAGGTGCACTTTCAAATTGAGTACACTCCCCATGAAAACACACAAGGAGTGTTGCTACATAAAATATTTCTGGCACTAGAATTTAAACTCTTGTTCAAAAAAGATAACACCATCATCATCTATGTTGGTATCAAACTGATTCATATCTTTACCAGTCTGTCTGTCCCAACCTAATTGAAATGTGTTACCATTTACTTGTTTATATTTTCCAAACAATCTTAATTTACTTTTTTCATCCTCATCCATATCAAAGTAATATCTGTACCCTGCAGACCAACCGGGTAAAGTACTATACCCTGTATCATTGGCTTCAGCTTCTGTAGAAGGTTTCATAAAAATAGATCCACCAATTATTATTCCAGCAATTATTACAATTGCTATCCAAAACATTTTAGTCATCTGATTCCATCCTTTTTTTAATTATTGTTTTTAAACTATTCTTTGACCATTCAATTCCACTTATAGAACCAACGATCTGTCTATAATGGTTATAGTCCTCTATTGCTCCTGATGCAAGCATTTCTTTTAGACGTTCATTTTCTGCATCAAAAGAATCTGTAATCTCATCAATTAATTCCACTATTTCTTACCTCGTTTTTTAAAAGTTGATACATTAGTAGGCTTCCCTCCTACTCCTTGCTTAACACTCCTTTTTCTTTTTACTGCTGATTTTTTTTGTGAGGTGGTCATTCTTTTTGCTTTAGCAAGAGGTACACATTTAGGATACTTACGTTTTGATCCTTTACTTCTACCACAAGGTTGATACTTACCTTTCTTCTTAGGTGCACCAATGTCCACCCATTTTTCACCTACCCATTTACGTAAACTCATTTACGTTTCCTTGCTGTTTTCTTTTTAGTTCCTTTAGGTTTAACTCTGCCAGAACATACACCTGAAGCATACATATTTGCATAGGCACTTGGATAAACTTTAAACTTTCTCTTAGCTGCTGCTTTACCTTTTGCACATAACTTCTTAGGCATTTCTTTTTCCTTTCTTTTTTTTCTTCTTAGCATTATCCATAGCTATAGCTACAGCTTGTCTTTGTTTATATCCAGAGTCAATAAGTTCTTTAATATTGTAATTAATAACTTCTTTACTACTCCCCTTTTTTAAGGGCATCTTTATTCTCCACTTCTGAAATTTTAATTAAATTATCTATAGCTCGTGCAGCTTGTTTCTCATCTCTTTCATCACCTAACTTCTCAGCATCAAGAGCAAGACGAGCTGCAAGCTCTGCATACTTAGTAGCTGTTTCACTATTCTTTACTTCTAATTTACCAGCTGCGTCTAATGCTTTAATAGCTACTTCATCTTCTTTAAGATTAGTTTCACGATCTTTAATAGCTAAGTTAGCTGCATCTTTGGCTGCATCTATTTCTACTCTTTGTTCATCAAGTTCAATACGTGCTTTCTCATTTAGTAACATTTGTTGTTCTGGAGATACAGCAGCTTGCATATTCATATTAGCTTGAGCAATCTCTTGTGCAGCTTGAGCCATTACAAGTTCCATAGTTTGTGGATCATTTGCTACACCACTTGCTTCTACCATACCACCTAGTTGTTCTTGGTATTGTAATAATATATGTTCACGTATATTAGATTCAAGAATAGGTACACCAGCTTTCATTAAAGGATTTTTACCTATAGCTGGATCTTCTAAGAATGAAGTCTTAAATATAATATGTGCTTTATGATTCTGACCGGGATAAGCTTTAATAGGTTGTCCCTGAGATATTGCCATAATATCAGCCATTGGATCTCTAGGTTCTGGTTGAGGTTCTGGTGGCATTACTTGATCTAAGTTTGGAAAGTTTGCTGCCAATAAAACTTCACGATATAAAGCTCTGGTATTAAATGTACCCGGAGGAGTTTGTTGTGCCAAAGATAAAGCCATTTGACTCAAGGCTGCTCTGTGTGCACTACTTGGTATATTAGGATCAGATACAGGTGATATATCTATTCTACCATCAAAGTCTTGTTTAAATACAGACATGTCTCCACCTATTACTTAATATGGATAACTTGGTGGTAAGAAATCAAAATTAATCTGAGCCAGTAATTGAAACTCATCCTTCTGAGATTTATGTAGTCTTTTATGTATAGCTGTAAAGAATTTACTACTTGCTTCTATTAAAGCCATAGTAGTTCCAACTGGTCCCATGTTAGTAGAGTCTGCTACAATCTGTTCTGTAGAGTCTGCAAACTTACCACCAGTCTTTACAACGAAGTCTAACATAGCCATTAAAGTTTGTGAGGGTTCTTTATATGGTAATGGTATAATAGCTTTACTTAAATCTACACCT